CCCGTTCACCCCGGCTAAAAACACGACACCCCCGAGAGGCCCGTCCGGCTCCGACTCCCCTGATTATTCGAGGTGCGGAAAGCCGGGCGGGCCGCCTGATCGCAAAAAAAGGAACGAGGCCATGCCCAGATTATCGCAGTCATCCCTCGATAAGCTTGCCAGCTGTCATCCGGATTTGCAGCGCGTTCTGTGCGAGGCGATCAAGATCGTCGATTTCACCGTGTGCGACGGCCACAGGGGCAAGGATGCCCAGAATAAGGCCGTGGCCGAGGGCAAGAGCAAAACGCCCTGGCCCACGAGCAAGCACAACCATAAGCCGAGCCTTGCCGTGGACGTGGCGCCGTACCCCATCGACTGGAAGGACCGGGAGCGGTTCATCTATCTCGCCGGGATCTTTAAGGGCATCGCCTTCAAAGAGGGCGTTCTGCTTCGCTGGGGCGGCGACTGGGATGGAGACAGCGACTTCCTTGAGCACGAATTCCGGGATCTGCCCCACTTCGAGCTCATCGCATAGGAGAGACTCAAATGCTCTGGTGGCCATCATGGCCCTCCGCTTTCAACTTTCTTCCCGAACGCCGCCGCACAGAGCCTCCCATGCCTGTGCCGTCCCGAGCCGAGCGTTTTAAAAAACGCCGGAGGAAACGAAAGAACAGGCAAGCCAGGGCGAGCAGGAGATGCAACCGCAACCGCGCATAGAAGATGGGAAGCACCTTGGAGCCAAAACACATTCTTTTGAGCCGGACCGTTCAGGGCTTGATCTTGATCCTCCTTGGGCACCTCGGCCCCAGGGTGGGGATAACGGCCGATACGGACAGCCTGGGGCGAATCCTCGAAGAGCTCTTCACCGTAGGCGGTCTCGCCTGGGCGCTCTATGGAAGGATCAAGGCGGAAAAGCCCCTGCGCTTCAGATCATCCGGAAGCCCTGAGACCGACAAGGATTGACCAATGGACCAGGCCACCGTCGCAGCCCTGCTCAAACTCGCCGCAGCCCTCAAGCCGGAATTGATTTTCTGGTTCCTCGTGGTCCTGATCGGAACACCCTTTGGCCTGGTTGTCGTCATCATGCTCTTCTGGTGGTTGAACGAGCGCCGGGCGTCGGAATTGATGCGGATCTACCGGGAGGACGTAACCAAAGTGACCCGGTATTACGAAGAAAACGTCAAGCTGGTGGAGGCGCTCCTCAAGATCGCCAATGGGTTCCAGGACACCGTTGTCCTCAACACGCAGACCACTCAGCGCATGGTGGACGTCTGCCTCACGAACCAATTCTGTCCCAACGCCAGACTCCCCAAATAACGATACCCGCAAGGAGGAACGATGTCGGAGCGCACCCTTTGGCAGGGAATCAGAGCCGAAGCCAGGCAACGGATGAACGATTACGCGGTCCGGATCTCAGGACATCGGGACGCTCTGCGCATGCAGCTCGTCCAGACCGATCCTCTGCGGATCAATTCGGAGGTCATCCTCTCTTTGGCAACCGATTTGGCCGCTGCACGGACCGAGTACCTGGCCCACCGCGAGACGTTCGAGAACGCCTGCCGGGAATTGGGCGAGGATTATTAGGCGATGGGCGAGAGCCACGCCTTTGAGCTCGTGGAAAAGGCCGAGCAGCTCTATTGCGTGGAGGGCCACACCTTCGAGCAGGTGGCGACCTTGACCGGTGTCGCCGTCTCGACGCTCAAGAGGTGGTCGGATCGCTACGGGTGGCAGGAGAGCAAGGAGAAGATCAGGAAGGCGCTGGGCTCAATCCGGACGAACACCATCATGCTCCGGGCAAGGCTCATAGAAAACTGCCTTACAACTCTCTCCGCCCAGGACGCGTTCGCCGTGGCAAGCCTTGAGGGAACAGCCATGAAGGCGGCTGAACTCGCGGCCAAGGGCCAGGCGGCATCTCCCGCCCCCGAGCAGCTTCGCGAGATCAAAACCGACGAGGATGCCGTGGCGGCCTTGGAAGAAGCGGTCCAGATCAAGCTCAACACGCTCCTTACAAACCCTGGGACGGTAAGCCTTGCGGCGGTGAAGGAAATCAAGTCGGCACAGGATTTTGTCCGCGGGCTGAGAGACGACCTCAACCGCAAGCAGGCAGCCGGGACGACGCAGGCCAAGAAGGGGCTCTCCCTTGAAGCGGCAAACGAGCTGCGCCGCGAGCTCCTCGGAATGAAAGCTTAGGTGGGAAAAGAGATGAGCGCGGCAGCCGTAGACAATCCCCTCGACCCGTGGCCCGCGTGCGGGCACAAAAACGTCCCGGCCGTTTTCCTCGGCTACCAACAGCGCTGGAACGAGGACGAATCCGAGGTCAAGGTTTGCGAAAAGTCGCGCCGAATCGGCCTCACCTGGGGCCAGGCGGCAGATGACGTGCTCTTGGCATCCACGGAGGCCCCTCACGGCCAGGATGTCCTCTACATCTCCTACAACCAGGAGATGACCCGGGAATACATCGACACCTGTGCCTGGTGGGCCAAGCACTTCGCCAGGGCGGCTTCGTCAATCGAAGAATTTCTTTTCGAAGACGAAGACCCGACTGGGGAGAAGCGCTCCATCAAGGCCTTCCGCATCTCCTTTGCGAGCGGCAAAGAGATCGTCGCCTTATCCTCCCGCCCGAAGAACCTCCGCGGTAAGCAGGGGCGCGTCGTGATCGATGAGGCCGCTTTCGTCGAGGACCTGGAAGCCTTGCTCGAGGCGGCTCTCGCCTTCCTCATCTGGGGCGGCCAGGTCATCGTCGTATCGACCCACTACGGCGACGACAACCCCTTTAACGAGCTGGTTCAGGAGATTAGGGCCGGGAAGAAGCCCTACTCGCTCCACCGCATCACCTTCGACGAGGCCCTGGCCGATGGGCTCTATCGGCGCATCTGTCTGGTGAGGGGCATCGAGTGGAGCCAGGACGGAGAGACCGCCTGGCGCGAGAAGATCATAGCAAGCTACGGCGACAAGGCGGACCAGGAGCTTTTCTGTGTCCCGAGTAAGGGCTCCGGCATCTTCTTCCAACGCGTGCTCATCGAATCCTGCATGGATAAAGCGATCCCTGTGCTTCGCTGGGCGTGCAAAACGGATTTTGCGCAGGCGCCCGACCTGGTCCGGACCAAGGAGGCGCTGGATTGGTGCAGATCTTTGTTATTACCGAGCTTGGACGAACTGCGGACGCTCTCGCCGCATTCGCCGAGCTACTACGGGATGGACTTCGGGCGGATCGGCGACCTCTCGGGGATTGTGCCGCTTCAGGAAACGACCGGTCTCTCGTACCGGGCGCCCTTCGTTGTGGAACTTCGAAACGTTCCTTTCAGGCAGCAGGAGGAGGTTCTGTTCTACCTCGTGGACCGCCTGCCGAGGTTCTCCGGGGGCGCGATGGACGCCAGGGGAAACGGGCAGTACCTGGCCGAGGTCGCCATGCAAAAGTACGGAGCCTGGCGGATTCAGCAGGTGATGCTCACCCAGGAATGGTACCGGGACAACATGCCCCGGTACAAGGCCGCCTTCGAGGACCGAAAGATCTCACTGCCCTTGGACCCTGACATCCTGGACGATCACCGGGCCGTAAAGATGGAGAAGGGTATCGCCAAGGTGCCCGAAGGCTACAGGGGCAAGGGGCGGGATGGGGGCCAGCGCCACGGGGATTTGGCCATAGCGGGCGCGCTTGCCTGGTTTGCCGCGATGACCGATGCCGGCCCCATCGCCTACGGCGCGGACGATCCCGAAGAAACGGAGCGGCTTATTGCACGCAATCTTAGAAAAATGCCCACGGCCGGGCCTGAGGCGTCGCCGGCAGGAGAGGACGAAACGGAAGGGCGGACCATGAATCGACTTTTCGGTGGAGCGGGGGCGGCCTTGCGCCGCCTGGCCGGGTTTGGAGGGCCTCGTGGGTAGCATGGTCGAGCAGATCGTGCGGCATTTTGCCCCCGAGCTCATGGATAGGGCTCAGGTGCAAACGCTTATAGCGGAAGAGGTACGCCGGGCGCGCCAGGCCATCCCCATAGGGGGCGGATCATCCGCATCCCCCGACGGATACCGCAGGCTCAGCGCGGGAGGAGAGATGCCCGAGCGGGATCTCACCCCCATGGGGCAGGATTTGATGCTCGAGCTCGCCTACTACCTCTACGACTCATCCGGCCTGGTGAAGCGATTCGTCCGCGATACGAGAAATTTCTGCATGGGCGAAGGGGTGACCTACGCCGTAGGTAACGACACCCCAACGGGTGATGCCAAGGCGATCCTGGATGAGTTCTGGGGCGATTCCATCAACCGGATGGATCTTAAACTCGGCGAGCGTATGGAGTTCCTGGGGCTTTTGGGGGAGCAGTGCTGGCCCGTGTGGGTCAACCCGGTGAACGGGCTCGTTCGGCTCTCCTACGCGGACCCCGTGAATGTGGATGCCGTAGAGCACTCGAGGGTCTTTCCGGACACCCCCGTTCAGGTGCGTCTCAAAGGGACGGCCGGGCGTCCCGGGCAAATCCTCCCGACCATCCGGGAGGAGATGGACCCCCGCCAAAAGACCTACGGGCGCCTTGTGGGCGAGTGCTTCTTTTTTGCCATCAATAAGCCCCCCAACGCAAGCCGGGGCAGGTCCGATCTAATACATGCCTTTGATTTTATAAACGGCTTCGAGGAATCGATCTTCGATGAGATCGACCGGATAAAGCTTATGAAAAGCTTTATCTGGGACGTCCTCCTGACGGGCGCAACCGAAGACGATATCACGGACTTTTTGAAGAAGAACAAGACGCCCAAGGCGGGCAGCGTCCGCGCTCACAACGAGCAGGTCGAGTGGAACGCCGTGGCGCCCGACCTAAAGTTCGGCGACACCAAGAGCTACTTCGATTTCATGAAAAGCTATCTCGCGGCGTGTCAAAACCGCCCGGACTCCTGGCTCGGGAGCGGTGGGAAGGCCTACCCGACCGAAGCTCATCTCATGGGGGAGCCCACGTTTAAAGACCTCGGAGAGCGCCAAAGGTACGTGAAATACATGCTCGAAGCCGTGCTCCGGTTCGTGCTCGATCAGGCGGTGATCCACGGACGGTTGAGAGAAAAGGATGGCGCGCGGTTTTGCGTAACCGTCAACATGCCCGAGATGGCGGCAAAGAACCTCGATTCGGCCACTAAAGCGCTCGAGTCGCTGGCGCGGGCGCTCATGATCGCGACAGATAAGGGATGGGTCGGGGGCGATACCGCCACAACCCTTTTCGCCGCAGTGGCGTCCATGACCGGTGTTGAAGTCGACGCCGCGGCCGAGCTCAAAAAAGCAAAGAAAGTAGCGGATGGAGCCGGTCGGAAAGAGGCGGATGTCCCGATCGATTACCAGGCGAGAGAAGCCTTGATCGTAGATATCGCGGCCAGGGTGCAGAGGGCCTTGAATGCTGCCTGAAACGGCTTTCGATGGGCGCGTCGCAAAGATCATGAAGCGCATAGGAAAGCTCGAAGACGACGAGGTCGTTCGGGCCTTCAATCTCCTCGAAAACCTCAGGCGTCTTGTGGCCTCACGCATCGTTGAAACCGAGTGGGACGCCCACTTTGTCCCGCAGCTCCAGGAGGCGATTTCCCGGGCCGTGGCGGGATTCGGCGGGCAGTACGAAGGGCAGCTCACCTCGGGCATGCGGGAGATGATCGATGCGGGGATAGACGCCGTCGACTGGCCTCTCGCCTCGGCCGGGATCAAAGTTTCGGCGCCGGAGATATCCAGGACGGCGCTCGAGCTCCTCCAGGGGCACTCAATCGTTCTGGCGAGGGGCCTTACCGACGACCTTGGCAGAAAGCTCAACTATGAAGTCTCCATGGGGGTTTTGGGCGGGAAGACGCCCTTTGAAGTCATGACCTCGATTGGGCGGAACCTCACCGACCGAGGGGTTTTCCCGAGCATCGCCGCAAGGGCCGAGGCCATCACGCGAACCGAGATGGCGCGGATACACAGCAACGCGCGCGAGGCCCGCATGGAGAGCGTGATTGCGGCCAACCCGGACCGAAAGTGGCTCAAGAAATGGATCCACAGCAAAAAGAAGGGTCAGCCGAGATCGAGCCACGTGGCCCTAAACGGTGTCATGGTGAAGGTGACCGAGGATTTTCCGGGCGGGCGCCCGTATCCCCACGCCCCGGGCCTTTCGGCATCCGAGACCGTGCACTGCGGCTGCTCGCATGTCTTGACCCTGGCCGAATGGGAGAAGCTTCCCAAGGATTGGGAGCCGCAGCAGTATCAACCGCGGTCCGATGCGCTGGCGTCCGCCGCATGAAGGAGGGGAAACGATGAATAGAAAACCGCTCTCGCATATCGATGATCTGGCTGCGCGAGCTGCGCAGGGCGATGAGGCTGCCGGCCTGGCCGAAAGGGCACGCATAGAGTGTGGCATCGATCCTAAGTATGTGTTTAGCGCCACGGTAATGTCTGACGGAGAGGTCGTGATCGTCACGAACGGAGGCTCGAAAGTGCGCTGGGTGGAGGGGCAGGACGCCCCAAAACTCACACCCGTCCAGATCACCGGAATCAACCCCGAAAACGCCAGAAGAAAGCCCATCACGGGCAAGGGAAAGTAGGCCCATGTTTACGGTAGAAAACCCGCCGGAGTGGCTCAAGGGGCTTCCTGAGGCGGCCATTCGGGCAGGCCTTTCCGCCTACTGCGCCGTTTTCTCCGGGACGAAGGATGAGGCCCAGGCAAAGCGCGCCTCCATGGCGGCCGTCAAGGCGGGTTTCGAGCGGGGACCGGATGGAGCCTGGCGCGAGAGGTCCGATATCTCCTCTGTGCGCCGCGGCGTGCTGCGCTTTCGGGCCGCCCAGGCAGATACCTCGGGGCTGATGTGGGAGGCGGTGATCATCGCCCCGGGGCTTTCCTTGAGCATGCCCCGCTTCTACTGGTCGGAGGAGGTGCTCGCCAAGGCGGCGGCGCTTTTCCAGGGGGTGGACGTCAACGCCTACGAGCTTACCACCGATTTCTACGGCCATCTGTCCATCCCGAACGTCTCGGATCTCGAGGACGTCAAACGGTATCTCACGGCACGCAAGGCGGGCTGGGTCGAAAAGGCGTGGTTTGAGGCGGGTGTGGGCGTTAAGGGGCTCATCCGGTTTTTGCCGGAGCAGGCGTGGCTCCCTGAGACGATCAGGCAGGGCATCGAGGCTGGGAACCCAAACGTTTTGGGGCTCTCCATCGACTCCAGGGTTCGTGGTGTCGAGGTGGTCGTGGATGACTGGACGGTGGTGTGGGTGACGGAGATCCTGGGCGCAAGCTCGGTCGACGTCGTGACCCGCCCGGCGGCCGGGGGGAAATTCTTGAGGGCCGTAGCAGGCCTGGGTAAGGAGGAAGGACGTATGGAGAAGGAAAAATTATTGGCCCTCATCAAGGAGAAGCGGCCCGATTTGCTGAAAGGCAAGGATGCTGCGGCTCTGAGCGAGGATGAATTGCTGGCGCTCGCCAGACAGTGCATGGAGCCTGCGCCCGATCCCGGTACGCGGGCGGCTCAGGCCACAGGCGGGCTTACGCCGGATGAGATCGCAGCGCAGATCAAGTCGGCCGTCGAGGCCGTGGAGCAACGCGCGGCGTGCTCCCGCATGCTGGATGCGGAGCTTCTCGAAGCAAAGCTTCCCGAGATGGCGGCTCAGTTCGTGCGCGATGAGTTCGCAGGGCAGGTCTTTGAGGCAGAAAAGCTCACTGCGACCATCAAAAGGCAAAAGGATTATCTCGCGACCATGGCCGCGACCACGGGAAACGGCGGATCAACATCGCCCTGGGGCGATCAGTCGCGGGCCTCGGGCGGCCTCGGCATGCGGGATAAGGTGCAGATCGCCTCCGATAAGCTGTTCGGACTCACGGGAGACGATATCACGGGACTTGCGGCCCTTCGACGGCTCGACGGAAAGCCCGTTTTCGAGGGCTTGCGGGTGGCCCAGGATTACGAGGGGGTCCCGGCGCCTGCCGGAATCGCGGAGCTTTATGTGCTCCTCACCGGCGACGCGGAAGTGAACGGCGGGTTCCATCCCGCCCGCCTCAGCCAGGATATCCGTGCCGCCCAGGACCTCAATAGCGCCAC